GCGTTTATCGAGGATATAATTCCTGAAAGTATCTAAGTTTTGTCAAAAAAATATCTAAAATTCTGCGTACTGCTCTTGATTTTTTCTTTGGAATATGCTATACTCATTTCGTAAAAGTTCGGTAAACCGCAAAAATTCTAAACGGAGTGGCATTATGGAAGAAATAAAAAGAGATTTGTACTTGAAGCAGTTGATAGAAAAGCAAGGGAACGGCATGGTGAAAATCGTGACGGGTGTAAGACGTTGCGGAAAGAGCTACTTGCTTTTTGAGTTATTTCGCAAGTATTTATTGTCGAGTGGCGTCAAAGAGTGGCAAATTGTTGCTCTTTCGCTGGACGAGGACGAAAATGCGGAATATTTAGATCCTGCTAAGCTTTCGCAATATCTCAAATCGAAAATTCTCAACGACGACGATATGTTTTATATTCTTTTGGACGAAGCCCAGCTCGCTATAACTGAGGAGGAACATAAAGGGAAAAGCATGATTCGTCTGTACGGAATTCTTAACAGCTTGCTCAGGCGCAGAAACGTTGACGTATATATAACGGGCAGCAACTCTAAATTTCTATCTTCCGACGTGCTGACCGAGTTCCGCGGACGCGGCGATGAGGTGAGGGTGTACCCCTTAACGTTTGCGGAGTTTATGTCGGTGTATCAAGGCGATTCCTATGCGGGCTACCGTGAATACTCGATATACGGCGGGCTTCCGTTTGTTCTTTCCATGAAGTCTCCCGAAGCGAAGGCAAAGTACCTAAATAACCTTTTCAAAAACACATATCTTAAGGATATTATTGAAAGACATAATTTGAAGGGCGATGTCGTTATGGAAACATTGGTGGATATCTTGGCTTCGGATACGGCTACCTTAACCAATCCCACCAAGCTTGCAAACGCTTTTACATCACATTCCATAAAAACAAACGGTAACACGATATCTGCCTATATCGATTACCTTCTCGACGCATTTATTATATCCAAAGCGCAAAGGTATGACATAAAAGGGAAAAAGTATATAGGATCTCCGTTTAAATACTATTTTGCCGATGTGGGACTCAGGAATGCAAGACTTAATTTCAGGCAGGTTGAGCCGACACACGCGATGGAAAACATTTTATATAACGAGTTGATTGCTCGCGGGTTTAATGTCGATGTGGGTGTAGTCGAAAAATATTCCAAAAACGACAAAGGGCAGAATATTGTATCACTTCTGGAGGTTGACTTTGTATGCAATAAGGGTAGCCAAAGATACTATGTTCAGTCGGCATTTTCCATCCCCGATAAGGAAAAAATGGAGCAGGAGCAAGCCTCGCTTGACAGAATAGACGATTCCTTTAAGAAAGTAATTGTAGTGCAAGATAACGTTGCTCCTTGGCATAACGAAAAAGGCTATCTGATAATAAACATATTAGACTTTTTGCAAGATACAAATAGTCTTGATTTGTAAATAACAAATTCAACAAAAAGAAGCATCTATCCAAACGGGTAGGTGCTTTTTGTTATGGGAAAAAATAAGGCGGTGGAAACAACAAAACCGCCGGAGATAAAGAAAAAATGCTGATAGAAATAGTAGTAGTTATCATAAGCAATATCCTTACGTTTCCCATACTTTTTCTTGCGGATTATTCGCTCGACCGCATAGTGGAACGTTATAGGAAGAAACGTGAGCAGGGAAAAACCGATAAGACAAACATAAAGAAATAATAAGCGCGAGGAGGTGAGGAAATGTCAGAAAATTTCGGATTAAAAATAGGTCTTGAAGGCGAAAAGCAGTTCAAATCGCAGCTGTATGAAATAAACCAGGCGTTTAAGGTTCTCGGCTCGGAAATGAAGCTTGTATCCTCCGAGTTCGACAAAAACGACACCTCCGTACAGGCACTCACCGCAAGAAATGAGGTCTTGCAAAAGTCCATCGACGCGCAGAAAAATAAAATAGAAACGCTGCGCTCGGCTCTTCAAAACGCTGCATCGTCCTTTAGCGAGGCGGACAAGCGCACGCAGAATTGGCAGATACAGCTCAATAACGCAGAAGCCGAACTCAACGGAATGCAGAAGGAACTCAACGCCAACAATACCGCCTTAAAGAAAGCCGAAAACGGTATGGACGATGTCTCCGAGAGTGCGGACGATATGTCGGACAGCGTGGACGACGCAGCGGAATCAGCAGAGGAGTCAAAAAGCAAATTCAGCGGGTTAGGCACGGTTTTGAAAACAGTCGGAGCGGCAATGGCGGCGGTAACCGCAGCGGCAGTCGCTATGGCGGTAAAGCTCGGTAAAGAGGTTGTCTCCGCTTATGCGGACTATGAGCAGCTTGTCGGTGGCGTTAAGACTTTGTTCGGAACGGAAGCGGAGAGCGTAGCGGAATACGCACAGTCTGTCGGGAAATCGCTAGACGAGGTTAAGGACGAATACAACAGTCTGCTTTCCGCACAGTCAAAGGTATTGGATAATGCGAACAGCGCATATCAGACCGCAGGACTTTCGGCGAACGAGTATATGGAAACGGTCACGTCCTTTTCGGCGTCGCTCATTGCCTCGTTGAACGGCGACACGGAAGCCGCCGCAGAGAAAGCCAACCAAGCCATTATAGATATGTCCGACAATGCCAATAAAATGGGCACGGATATGTCCATGATACAGAATGCATATCAGGGCTTTGCCAAGCAGAACTATACCATGCTGGATAACTTAAAGCTCGGCTACGGCGGCACGAAAACGGAGATGGAGAGGCTTCTTGCCGACGCGCAGGCGATTTCGGGCATCGAGTATAATATCGAGTCGTATGCGGACGTGGTGGATGCAATTCATATTATCCAAACGCAGATGGGCATAACGGGAACGACCGCCAAGGAAGCTAAACACACTATAACGGGCTCTATAAACTCATTAAAAGCGGCGGTTAAAAATCTTGCTGTAGGCTTCGGCGACGCCAACTCGGATATAGAATTGCTGTGTGAAAACGTAGCGGACGGGTTTCAGTCGGTACTTGAAAATATAACGCCCGTGATAGAGAATATAGTCTCCGTACTGCCAAAAGCCGTAGGCGCCGCCGTGAAAGCGATAGGTGCTATGCTTCCCACTCTTTTAGCTACGGTGACGAATCTGTTTTCCGAGGTGTTGACAAAGCTTTTAATGCTGCTGCCTAACCTCATCCCTGCGGCAAACTCAGCAGTGCTTACGATAGTGGATACTCTCGTTGAGAATCTTCCGCTCATCGCAAGCGTGGCATTGGAAATGATAGCGAGCCTCGCCATGGGCATTGCTGAAGCCGTACCCACGCTTGTGCCTACTTTGGTGCAGGCGGTAATGGATATATGTCAGACCCTTATAGATAATCTGCCGTTGCTGCTCAATGCGGTGCTGCAGATAATAGCGGGCTTGGCAGAGGGGATATTGGATTCCATACCCGTCATAATCGCGGCTCTGCCTTCGCTCATCACGGCTATAATAGACTTCATTTTAAGCGCGATACCGCAGATTATAGAAACGGGGATACAGCTTTTAACGAGCATAGTATCCGCTCTCCCCGACATTATAACGTCGATAGTGCAGGCTATTCCGCAGATAATAGACGGGATAATAACCGCATTGCTCTCGGCGATACCCGAAATAGTCAATGCGGGGATACGTCTTTTAACCTCTATAATAGACGCCTTGCCGCAGATAATAACGGTTATCGTTTCTGCAATACCGCAAATAATAACGGGGATAGTGACCTCGCTCACGGGCGCGATACCTCAAATCATATCATCGGGCATACAGCTTTTCACGAGCCTCATATCCGCCTTGCCGAGTATAATAAGCTCGATAGTGTCCGCGATACCGCAGATAATAACGGGATTAGTGAGCGCCATATCAAGCTCTCTGCCGCAGATGATAAGCGCGGGAGTAACTCTCTTCATGTCCCTTATAACCAATCTCCCCTCAGTCATAACCGAGCTTGTAAAAGCCATGCCGCAGATAATAACCTCGCTCGTATCCGCATTAAGCAGCGGCTTCGGCTCGTTCGCCGAGGTGGGTAAAAACCTCGTAAAGGGACTGTGGGACGGCATACAGAGCCTTGCGAGCTGGATCTGGGATAAAGTCAGCAATTGGGCGAGCAATTTATGGAAAGGCATATGTAACTTCTTCGGCATACATTCCCCGTCGCGTAAATTCGCCTGGATGGGTGAGATGATGATAAAGGGTCTCGCCTCGTCCATTACGGATAGCGGCAACGAAGCGGTGGAAGCCGTGGAGGAGATAGAAAAAAATATAGGGAACGTAATGTCTGAAACGGTAGGTGCAACCGCGCAAATTAAAGCGAACGTCGATACAACCGGTATACGCAAGGAGCTTAACGCCATATCGGACGAAATCTCCTTCGACGCTAAGGGCGCGCAATATAGCCAAGGGGAATATAGCGCAAGCGGCGGGATAACGCCGCAGATAATAACCGTGCCGCTTTACTTAGACGGAAATCTCATAACCTCGGCTACAAGCTCAATACAGAGCGGGAAGAATATGGGGCTTAAACGCGCATTGGGGGTGACCTGAGATATGCTTATACAGCTTTCATTACAAAGCGGCGCATTTGTCGCGGCTATAAATAAGGTGCTGTCCTGTAGCGAGGAGGAGACGTTAAAGGGCGTGCATACTCTCTCGTTCAAGACTCTTTTAATCGGCGATTTAAAAAAGATAAAGGACGACGAAAAATACACCGCAACGTATAACGGCGACGAGTACGACGTGGCGACTATAAAGAAAGCTCTCGAAAGCGGACTTTACGTCGTATCGTTTACCTGCGAGCATATATCGTACCGCCTTTCCGATTATTCAAAAACCTCGTTCATATACACGGGAACGCCGAGGGAGATATTGACTGAGCTCCTGAAGGATACTCCGTTCAGAGTCGGCACGGTGGAGCCCATTGACAGCCTTACGTTATCGGTGCAGAGCGAGGCTACCGTGCGCAGTATAATCCTTTCGTTCGCTTCCGAGCATGGCTATGACGCGGAGTTTACCAATAACTACGTTTCGATATATACGCATATAGGCAGCGAGACGCCGATAGAGGTGATAGATAAAAACGTGGTATCCATAAGTAAGACGATAACTTCGGGTAAGGATAATCCGAGCTACACTCTCGTTCTAAGCTCGGCGGATAATATACGCTTGGGCGATGAATTAAAGCTCAGCTTCGCTCCGCTCGGCATAGAGGAAAACGTCCGACTCATCGGTATAAAGAAGGAACCGTTCACCTCAAAACACTGTACTCTCGAAATAGGCGCGGAAAACAGCACGCTCGAAGCGGATATCATAGCGGTGCAGACGGAAAGCGTAGGGATAGATAAAAGCTACTATGGCATAAGGATATCCGAGGAGACGGGACTGACTCTTGTCGGCAAGAACGGCACGTCAAGGGTCATAATGAATGCGGACGAATTCAGGATGCAGGCAAAGGACGAGGACGGCAACCTGTCCGACAGGCTGTATTTCGACCCCGTATCGGGCGGGTATAAATTTGTAGGCAACGTATCAATCGATGGCGGGGAAATAGACATCGGCGGGAATTTCAAGGTAGATAGCCATGGCAATGCGTACTTATCGGGCGATTCCACTATATACGGCGGGAAGTACTATGCGGGCTCGCCGTCCTCTGCCGATGGATATTCCGAGATGACTCAGCGCGGCTTTGAGGTGTTCAACAGCGATAACGATTTAAAGCTCAGACTCGGCTATACAACCGACGGCGAGGATTTCCCGTTCGTGCAGCTTGGTTCGGGCAGCGGGCAATACGCCGATTTCGGACTCATAAAGAAATTCTCTGATGGGCTATGGATAGGCAATAGCGAGCCGTCGGACGAGAGCGGCACCTTCACGCCGCAGAGCGGGTATAACGGCATATTCTTCCGATTCAGCGATAATACGGCGTATGTGGTAAAGGATACCATCATGAAGAATATCTATACGGGCGCGGCAATAGCGAGGTTCGGGTAATTAAAACATGAAGGAATTAAACCTACCCGATACGTATACGGGATTTTCGTGGGGGGATAGCGAGGGGAAGGAAAAGGCGTATACCGCGTTGACGTCCAACGGCTTATGCTCGGATTTCTCTTTTGAGATATGGAACGAAATTGCGGATAGCGTAAAGAGCATACGCGACTATTTTTCTCTCGATTGGGATAATACGTATTTGTCCTATACCGCCACTCGGTTAGACGGCGGACTTATCGATTTTACGGCGAAACGGTTTAATTCCGTAAGAAGGAATATAGAAGGTCTTGCGCCGACCACATGGCAGTGGGCGTTTAATACTGATTTTAACGGCTATATAGGCAGAACGGACTTCGTCGGCGTAAGCGAAACGTCTAAGGAGGAATATGCCGATATAGTCTACGGCTCATACTTTTTAGAGCTTGTAAGGAAGCTTAATTTAACCATAGACGTGCTGCGGGGCGGGGATAGCGCAATCGGCATATCTCCCGAAAACGTAGAGTGGAAATGTATACCTGCGGCAGAGCTGTTCCCCGCGACATCGGCCTCGGCTGCTTCGGATATATCTGCGCAGTTTAAGGATGATATATCCCTTACAGCCGCAGCGGACGAAACGCTCGGAGTATCGTCCGTCTTTTTATCGGGCTTTGACGTGACCTTGGATTTAAAACAGCTTTCGGACGGCATCTTTGCAAGCGCAAGCGGAGTATCTGCGGCATCTGCGGCTTTGGAGCTTGAGCTCTTATGCTCGCCGCTTAATGCTAAAAACACCTTGCGCATAGAAACCTCAAAGGCAGAGCTGCGCATTGACGTCGACTTTACCGAGCTGAATAGCGAAGCAAACAGTGAATTTACGCCTTCGCTCGTTCTGTCTCCTCGGCAGAGCTATCCGCTTGACATAACGCATACGGATAAGCTGTCGGCGGCAGGGGAGATAGAGAATATCCCTACTCTGCGTATAGGCATAGACTATGTTTCATACTCGATAAGCGGCTCAAGGCTCGAACGGGCGAATCCGATATATTTAAGGTATAACTCGGCTGAAACGATGAGCTGCTCTGCGGTAATAGAGAAGTATAGCGGCACGGATATGTCTTCTTCGGTGTATAATGCGGCGAGGATGTATTCCTCGGATATGACGAAGGCGGCGAGTGCGGTTATGAGCAGCGGAACATCTATGCAAGGGGATATTTCTTCAGCCGTTACCGTTAATCCGTCGCTTAATGCGCAGTCAGCCGTTTCGTCAGTCGCGGCTATTTCTTCCGACGTGTTGAGCTCAAGCGCGTTGCCGATAGCTGTGGGGACCAACTCAAAAGCCGAATGTGACGGTGGAACGCTTTTGGCGGTGGAAACCATACCCATATCGTCCAATGTCTCATTGTCGGCAGTTATCGATACGTCTATGAATGCACAGACGGTCAGATTCCTTGTTTCGGATAGCGAGATGACGAGCGCTGCTCCGTCCGAGGTAACGTCGTGCGGAGCGGGGGAGATGACCGCTAACACTGAGCTAAAAACGATAGCGCGGTTTGCGGCGTTAGAAGGGTATAGCGAGAGCGAGGAGCTACATGCTTTAACGGAGCTTGAGCTAAATACAGATCCGACCTTATCTATGCTCGATAACGATATTTCCATAAGCGCGTCGGCGGTGTTTGCGGCTATGTATACGACTGAAATAGACCTGTACGAGCCGATAGGCATAGAGGCAGAGTATATCGCTATAGACTCGGCAGAAACGGACTTCACGCTATACGCTCCGCCGAATGATTGGAGGGTAGCAACCGAGGCGTTTAAGACGGATATCGTCGGTGCGCTCTCGCCCGTTAGGTTTATAGCGTTATCGACTGAAACGGCGCATGCGGCGAGTTCGGGAGCGGATATTTCATTCGATCCCAAGTCATGGAGAAATCCCGAACAGTCGGATAACTCGATTATGATATATCAGATATACGGAACGACGCAGACGGAGGATACGATTTTAATCGACAGTGAGGAGACATGAGAGAAAAGGATATAACCATAAAGAACCGCGACGGGGACTATGTCACGTATTACTCCATACGCCGCGCAGTCTTTAAAACGACGGGCGGGGATAACGCCGTGTTTACATCGGGCGAGGAGAGCACGTTGGAGCTTACTCCCGACTTTACGGACGGGGACGAGGAGATAACCGCGCCTGACGATAAGGTGTATACGAGCGCAGTGATAAAGAAGCCCGAAGCGTTGATACCAGAAAACATAGCCGAGGGCGTAAGCGTGGCAGGGGTTATAGGTACGTTCAAGGGCGCGGGGAATATGCCGCAGCTGAGGGCGCCTTCCATATCGCGTTCGAACGATACCATAACCATTTCAAACCCGTCGACTAACGGCACGTTCGTGGAGAGCTACAATATATTAAACGGCGAGGATAAGCTTGCCGAGCAAAAAGGTAATACATTCTCGCTCGTGGGACTTGGCTATCACGGATTATGCGCTCTTGCCGTCACAGCCTCGGCTGCGGGGTTTAAGGATTCCGCGTCGTCCAACGTCATATCCGTCTACATACATTCCATAGCTTATGAGTTGACGGGACTTACGTCATCGAATACCGCCTCGCTCATATCCGACGGACTTGGCTTTTCCACAAGGCTCTCGCCGGGCGATGGGGTGTATCTGCCTGAGGATATAACCGTTACCATGGGCGGAGGAGAGTGCGACTCCTCATGGAACAGCTATACGGGAGATATAACCATTTCTAAGGTGCAGGGCGATTTAAGGATATGCGCCGCGGCGTTGGATAAGAAAAAGCTGCGAAGACCGACTGTTACGCTTGAGGGTAATACGCTATACGTGACTCCGCCGAGATATGCAAAAATCACGAAGGTATATATAGACGGCGAAGAGGTGGCGGTGTATGAGGATAAATTTACGTGGTCGGTCGAGGCTGTGGAGAACGCGACATACGGCTTCAGCTTAAATTCAAGCGGGTATTACGTCAGCGGCAATAAGGGCGTTCAGAGTAGCTACGCTATGTGTAAGGTGGCGTTTTCCACCGACAGCGAGCGCGAGGTTACGTTAAGCTGTATCAACTATAACGAAACCAATTATGACTACGGCATTATCTCGCAGATAAACAAGACGTTATCGCTGAGCAATTCCGATGACGGCAGTACGGGCAGTACTAACGTATTAAAAAACTTCAAAGGCTCATGCACTACCGCCGTTATAACCATAAAGCTCGTAGTGCCTGCGGGAGAGTCGTATATAACGATAAAATACAGAAAGGACGGAAGCGTTAATAACGGCAACGACGCCTTTATGTTTACATTGGAGGAGACGTAAAAGATATTATGCTCGAATACGATTTATTGGATTTCATAAAAAACTATGGCACGTTTGAAGTAAAGGTAAAAAGCTTTGCCGACGGGTACGAGCCGTCAGACGATGTAACCGTAAGCTTTTCTTTCTCGGGCGCGGTGATAGCGCTCGATGGGGGAGATAAGGTAAAGGTGGTAAAGAACATATCGGGCATAACCGCGTTCGAAGTGGTACTCGATGGCGAGAGCGCGTCTACTATCGACTACGACGGGACGGAGGATTGGCGCTTAGACCTATCGACCTATTCGGAAATATCAAAAGGCGTACACACTCTCGCGTTAAAAGCTACGGGTGAGGGAATAGCGGAAAACATAAGCAACGCCGTTAGATTCTGCACTTCAGATTGTATCTTCGGCGTGTCTGGACTTGACGGACAGGAGAGCCTATCTCTTACAAGGACGGACGATTCCGTTTCGTTATCCGCTATAGTAAACGCCGATGGGACGGTGACCTCGGATTTCGACGGCGTGTTCCCTTGGAATTTAACCGAGCTTGTAACGGACGAGCTGGGCAATGAGTTTTTAAGCTTTCCCGAAATGTATTTCAGAGTCGGCGTTAGCGAAAAGCGGCATATAACGGATATAGCCGTGTCGTCCGCATCGCATGACGAGGGAACATGGTACAGAGTCGCGCCGTTCTACTACGGAAGGTACGGCGGGTATGCGTCGGATAATAAGCTATGCAGTAAGCGCGGAGTTACGCGGACGACGTCCTTAACTCGCGCGGTGTTCAGAACGTATGCGGCGAATAACGGCGATGGGTATTCCCAGCTCGATTTGTATCACAAGACGGTACTGTTATTTCTATGGCTGATAGAATTTGCCAATAAGGACTCGGACGGAATAATGACGGGCAGAGTATCGGGCAGCGGTACTTCGGGCGGTACGAGTATTCGACCTTGCGGCGGTACGGACGATATATTAACGCCGAGCGGGTATGAGCCGAATTACAAGCAGATGCGCTATCATTACATAGAGGACTTCCTCGGCAATACGCTCGAATTCATAGACGGGATAGTGGGTAAGAGCACGAATGCGGCGGATTATGTCACTGCGGACCCGTCTCTTTTTTCCGACAGCGAGGTGAATATGGAACAGCTGGCATATCTCAATCCCGCGTCCGTGCCGTCATATCCCACAATATCGGCATTCGGTTGGGACAGCGATAAGCCGTTTATGGTACAGCCGATAGCGCTTGTAAATGACAGTACGTATAACACATACTTCGCCGATAGAGCGACGGATTATTCCTCGTCGTATGTAACACTGTATAGCGGCAAGGCGTATAACACGAACAGTGCCTATCAGGGCATATCCTACTTCGGCAGACGTGCGGCGAGCAGTGCGTATACCGATGTGGGCGCAAGATTGATAAAACAAAATTAACGGAGGTTATTCTAAAAAAATGATTACACAAAGTACGGCAAACTCAATTTTAAACGCGTTCTTTGGCAGGTCAAGCAGCGTGTCTATCGCTTCCACCTGCTATATAGCGCTGTCGACAACTACGCCTAACGCTACGGGCGGGAATTTTACCGAACCAAGCTCGGACGGCGGGTATGCGAGAGTGCTTATCGGTTCATCGAATCAAAGCAACACGTTTCTTATGTCTGCGGCTTCGAACGGGGCGATATCCAATACTGATAATATAATCTTCTTTCCCGAAGCGAGAACGTCGTGGGGGACTATAACCCACTTCGGACTATTCACGTCAAAGACGGGCGGCACTCCCGTTATGTGGGGCGCGTTGTCCTCGTCCGTGTCCGTGCCGAGCGGGTATATACCTATCTTCCGCGCGGGTGCGTTAAACGTGTCTTTGCAGTAGGAGGACAAGCATGGCTAAATATCTCGATTTATGTGCGGAGGTGGATTTCGATATCTCCGCGTTTATAGCTAATGCGGTTAAACCCGCCGAGGAACAGAAAGACGAGGAGGAGAACAATGATAGCGTCGATAGTAATTAGCGTGTGCGCGAGCATTCTTAGCGGTGCCGCGCTATTTTTCTTACAGAGGTTCTTCAAGAGGAAAGAAGAACTCGATGAAAAGAAAGACGAGGTAAAAAGGAAAGAGAACGTTTTAATACTTAAAAGCATTAAGGCGCTCGGCGAGCTTACAGAGGCAAATAGCATTGCGATTCGTGACGGAAAGACAAACGGAGAGCTTAAACGCGCGCTTGCGGATTATTCCGAGATAAGCGGCGAGCTCGAAGAATTTTTAATAGAACAGACAGCTAAAAATTAACGGAGGAATTAAAGCATGAATGAAATCTTAATCAACATTATCTCGGCGGTAGTAACAACGGTGTTGCTGCCGCTTTTAACTTTGGCGGGGACGAAGCTTATTCAGTGGATAGGCACTAAAACCAAGAACGAAAAGGCTACGGCGTTGCTTTCCACGGCGACGAATATCGTTTTAAACTCCGTGCGCAGCGTGTTCCAGACCTATGTGGAAAGCTTAAAGGCGAGTGGCTCTTTTAACAAGGAAGCACAGCTCACGGCTTTAAGCAAGGCAAAGGATATTGCACTTTCTGAGTTTTCCGACGACGTGAAGGAGTACATAACCGCCAACTTCGGCGACCTTGAGACTTGGCTCGTAACGCAGATAGAAAGCTCCATAAATATCCTTAAAAATTCATAACCGATACTCACTGCCCGTTGGATATTAAAATGTCCGGCGGGCAATTTTTTTATGTTTTTTTTCGGTCGATATTTGCTCCATTTACCATTTGGTTTATTGAAAATGAAAGCTATTATTAACTGTAAAAACACAGTAAAAATGGGGCTGAAAAATGGCAAAATATATTGAAAATAAGGCTGAATATAATGGGAATTATCGGCGAAATGACTTGATATATTTTGCGTTTAGAGCGAATATATGTACAGAAAAATTACAAGGAGAGTTCCTATAAATAGTTAAAAATAGGAACAAAAAATATGGAAATGTTAGCGTTAAAAAGCAATCAATTGATGTACAACGTAGGCGAATATCTCCGTCTTTCATCGGAGGACGGGGATAAAGCCGAAAGCAACAGCATAACCAATCAGCGCGAGCTTATCGGACTATACCTTAAAAGCCGTCCCGACTTGATGCAGGTGGAAGAATACGTAGACGACGGATATTCGGGAACGAATTTCGACCGCCCCGCATTCAAGAGAATGATGGACGACGTGCAAAGAGGTAAGATAAACTGCATTATCGTAAAGGATCTTTCTCGTCTCGGCAGAAACTATATCGAAATGGGCAGAATGCTTGAAAGGGTATTCCCGTCCCTCGGCGTAAGGTTTATAGCGATAAACGATAATTACGATAATATAAACTCGGAAAGCGATTCGGACGGGATAATCGTGCCTTTCAAGAACCTACTGAACGATGCCTATTGCCGCGATATATCCATAAAGGTACGCAGTCAGTTGGACGCGAAAAGACGGAACGGAGAATACGTCGGGAACTACGCGGCATACGGCTATAAAAAAGACCCCGAAAATAAAAACAAGCTCATAGTAGACGAACCTGCCGCAAAGGTGGTAAGGGAAATTTTTCAGTGGAAAATAGCCGGGTTGAGTGTGGGGTGGATAACGAAAAAATTGAATGAAACGGGTGTGCCTTCACCGCTGGAATATAAAAAATCAAACGGATGTCGGTTTTATAGCGGTTTTAAAAGTAAAAATAACAAAAAATCGAGGTGGCAATACTCGCAGGTTTTCAGAATACTCAATAATGAGGTGTATACGGGCGAGCTTGTACAGAAAAAACGGCAGAAGATAAATTATAAAATTAAAAGACTGCGCGATGTCCCGCCCGAAAAGTGGATACGCGTAAAATCCACCCACGAGGCGATAATATCCAAGGAGGACTTCGAGCTTGTAAAAAATGCGACCAAGCATAACTCATGGTTGTCGCGGGAAAAGGACTGCGTAAGGATATTTTCGGGGTTTGCGCGTTGCGCCGATTGCGGACGGAATATGTTAAGGCGCACAAGCGGTGCCGGGGAAATCAAGTATAGCTATCTTCATTGCGGCACATATCGGCGCGGAGAGGGTTGCTCCTCTCACCTTATACGCGAGGACAAGCTACAAGATACGGTATTTTCCGAAATTAAGGAAAAGATTGCTCAAATAGCCGAAGTGGAAAAGGAAGTGGATAGGTTGGGGCGAATACCGTATTCTAAAAGGCATGAAAGCGATATAGAACGAAAAATAATGGAAAGCGAGCAAAATATAGAAAAATACGGCGCGTTGTTAAAGCAGTCGTATGAGGATACCGTAAACGGCGTCATTACCAAGGAAGAGTACGCTGAATTTAAAAAGATGTTTGCGGAAAAGATGGACGAGAGCAAGAAACAGCAGATCGAGGCAACCAAGAAACGTGAGCTGCTTGAAAATCTCAGCGTAGACTCCATTCCGTGGATAGAGCAGTTTAAACGGTATCAAAACGCGGAAACGCTCACGCGGCAAATGCTTATCGCGCTTGTGGAC